TCTAACCATGCCGACCGGCCCGCTCGACGAAATCCTCGATTACTACGGCGCCCTGAGCGCCGAAGAGCAAGCGGCGATCGAATCGGACGCCGCGGCCGCAACTGCTGATCTCGTATGGGTTCCGAACCCGGGCCCGCAAACCGACGCCTATTTCTGCGAGGCGGATGAACTGTTCTACGGCGGCCAGGCCGGCGGCGGGAAAACCGATCTGCTGACCGGGCTCGCGCTCACCGCGCATGAGCGCTCCCTCCTGCTGCGCCGGCAATCCTCGGACACAACGGCCATTATCGACCGAATGGAGTCCATCCTCGGCGGCCGCTCCGGGCTCAACAACTCGAATCCCAAAGTGTGGCGCCTGCCCGGCCGGACGATCGATATCGCCGGATGCCAGCACGAGGGGGACAAACAGAAGTGGAAGGGCAAACCCCACGATCTCAAGGGGTTCGATGAGATCGCCGATTTCACCGAAAGCCAATACCGCTTCATCATCGGCTGGAACCGGTCGGCGACGCCCGGCCAGCGCTCGCGTGTGGTGGCGACCGGCAACCCGCCGACCACGCCGGAAGGCTACTGGATCATCGCCTATTGGGGTCCATGGCTCGACCCCAATCACCCGCACCCCGCGAAAGAGGGGGAACTCCGCTGGTTTACGACGGTCGACGGGCGCGACGTCGAATGCGACGGGCCCGGCGCGGTCGAAGTGAACGGGGAGCTCGTCTATCCTCGATCGCGCACGTTCATCCGCTCGACCCTCTCCGACAATCCCGACCTCGAGGCGACGGGGTACGATCGAACGCTGGCGGCCATGCCGCAAGAATTGCGCGACGCCTACCGCGGCGGGCGGTTCGACTCCGTCATGCCCGACAAGCCGTTCCAGCTGATCCAGTCGTCGCACATTCAGGCGGCCATGGATCGGTGGACGCCCGACGGCGCGCTCAACTGGCCGATGACGTGCCTGTCGCACGACGTCGCGCTCGGCGGCGTGAACCCCGACGGCAACGCCTGGGCGCGGCGTCATGGCCTATGGTACGACGAGGTCATCAAGGAAATCTCCAAGGGGGTGAAGCTCGACCCGATCGATCTCGCCGCGCGCGACGTGGCGCTCATGCGCAACCGCTGCGACGTCGTCATCGACATGGGCGGCGGCTACGGATCGGGCGTGTTCTCGCACCTGAAAAACAACGCTTTCGACGACGCCGAGTCGATCAAGCGCCTGCACGGGCACAACGGCGCCGAAGGCTCGACCAAGCGCTCGAGGGATGGCAAGTTCAAGTTCGCCAACAAGCGGGCTGAAGTTTACTGGCGGTTCCGCGAAGCGCTCGAGCCCGGCCTCGGCGTGCCGGTTATGCTGCCGCCCGATCCTGAGCTCCGCGCCGACCTGGCCGCCGTCACCTGGAAGCTGACCAAGCAAGGGATCGCCATCGTCGACAAGCGCCAGCTGACCAAAGACCTCGGCCGGTCGCCGGACAAGGGGGACTGCGTCGTCAACGCCTGGTCGTATGGCGAGCCGGCCATCCAAACTGCGCTCCGGGTCGGCGCTGCCGATCGGCGGGCGGGCGGCGGGCCGCGGGTCAATCTCGGCCATTCGAAGATGAAAGCGCGCCGTGGGCGCTGAGCCGGCGCCGCTTCCCATCGGCGCCGATCTCCGATAATGCTTGCCCTCGCGTGGCAGAGGCAAAACCCACCATTTCGGACTAGATGAGGGCGCGCGAATGGGGGGTCTGAAAAAGACGCGATCGACCGGGGGCTCGACGACGCCCAACTCGACGATCGGCGGCTACACGGAATCGAACAAGCCCGCCGGCACGGTGCTATCGTCGGGCGGGTTCCCCGACGACGGCTCCCGCCGCATGCCCTCGAGCAACGATCCGGTGGCGGCTGAGAACGCGCGCAAGCTGCGCAACGCGCTTTCGGCCCGATCCGGCCGCGCGTCGACCGATCTCACCGGGACGCGCGCCTATGTGAACACGTTCCTGGGCGGCACCCGCTAGATGGTCGATTCCCGCTGCGAAGAGCTCCTGCGCCTGTCGTCGGCCACGTTCGAAGAGTTTCGGCCGTGGCGCCAGCTGTGTCAGGATATCGCGCGCAACTTCTACCCCATGCGCGCCGACTTTACGCAAACCCTCGATCTCGGCGATTTCGCTGGCGATCTCATGGACGGGTTTCCGGTCAACTCGCGCGAAACTTTGGGCAACGCGATCGACGCAATGCTCCGCCAAGAGAACGGCGCGCAAGGCTGGTTTCATGTCGGCTCCGGCGACCTCGAGCTCGACGCCCGGCCGGCGAACCTGGTCGCGTTCAACGTCGCCACGAACAAGATGCGCTCGATCCTCAAGAACCCGGCCTCGGGCTGGCAGGATGCGAGCAAAGAGCTCGATATGGATTGGGTCGCGTTCGGCACGGCCTGCGGGTCGGTCGAGGAAAGCCGCGACCGCGACCATGTCTCGGTCCGCGCATGGCACCCGCGGGATTGCGCCTGGCGCTTCGATGAAGATGGGGCGCTCGACACGTTCTACCGGGATATCGAACTCACCGCGCGCGATATCAAACGCCGCTTCGACTCCGGCCGGTGGAGCGGCACCATGGCGCCGGCGATCCGCGACGCCGCGCTCCGCGACCCCGGCAAGCGCTTCCGCGTGCGCCATATCCTCATGCGGTCCGATGAGATTTACGGCTCGTCGCGCGCGGACATGCGCCGGATTCGGCACCCGTTCATTTCGATCTATATCGACGTCGACAATCGGACCTATCTCAACGAGGCCGGCGCCCCGGCGTTCAACTACTTCGTGGCGCGGTCGCGGACGCTGAGCGGCAAGCCGCAAGGCTTCTCGCCGATGGCGCTCAACTCGCTGCCCGATGCGCGCATGCTGCAAGACATTGCGCTCACCGTGCTCGAGCAAGGTCAGAAGGCGAACGATCCGCCGACGATCGGCGCCGGCAACGTGTTCACGCGCGACATGAATTTCTTCGCCGGCGGCCACACCGAAGTCGACCTCGAGGAAGGCCAAAAGCTCGGCGACGTGTTCACCACGATCGAAACCGGCAACTTCAACGCCGGACTCGAGATCAAGGCCGACGTGCGCAACCTGATCGCCGAAGCGTGGTTGCTCAACAAGCTGATGCTGCCGACGCTGCGCGACATGCGCGAGCTCGAGGTTCAGGTGCGGACCGACGAATTCCGCCGCGCGGCGCTGCCGTTCTTCAAGCCGATCGACACCAACTACCACAACCAGGTGCTCGGCGTGGTTTACAAGGTCGCGGCCAACATGCGGATCATCAATCCCGCCATGTTCGCCGCCGAGCTCGGCGACCGGCCGGTGGCCTTCACCTTTGACTCGCCGCTCAATGAGGCCGAAGGGACTGAGATCGTCCGCGCCTATTACGAGGCGCTGAACATCGTCGGCGCCGGCGCCAAGGTCGATGCGACGGTCGCCAACATCTTCGATCTGCGCAAGGCAACCGAGGACGCGCTCTCCCGCGGCACGCGCGCCGAATGGCTCATCCCCGAAGATCAACGGGAAGAGGCGGCGAACCAAGCCGACGTCGTCTCCGGCCTCACCCAAGGGGCGCAGATCGCGCGCGAAGCCGCCGGCGTCACCGCCGACGTGTCGGCCGCCTCAATGGCCGCGCAACAAGCGGGCCTTGCGCCCGCCTGATCGGCGTGGTGATCTCCCGCCCCGGGGCATCCCGCCTCGAGGCATCCAACCATGAAACTGACAATCACCGCCGGCGCGTCCTTCGACGGAACCCTCAAGGTCGACCAGGGCGAGGGGCGCGACGACGCCGTGACCCTGATCCGGCTCGGCCCCGGCGAGGCGTTCGAGCGTGAGCTCGAACCCGGCCGCAAGTTCTGGCTGACCGGCGTCGACGATATCCCGCAAGCGCCCGCCGGCGAGCCCGAACCCGACACGTCGGTCATGGCGTCCGACCCGTCGCACGACAACGGCGAAATGCCCAAATGAGGACCCGCAAGCGTCCTGGCTACATGTTTCGGGCAGTCGTGGCCTGGATCATCTTCAACACCATCCTGCTCGCCACGCTGGGCGCGATCGTGTTCGTGCTCGGTGACTATCGCGGCGCCTGGTTTGTGCAAGTGCCGCTGATTATCGGCGTGATCGTCTCTGAGTGGATCATCCTCGGCGAAACGATCGCCCCGATCATCAAAGAGTGGATCGCGCAAGAAGAGGATCAACAGCCATGATGGTGCCGTTTCGCGCTAAGGCGGTCCAGATCATGGCCGTGCAACTCACCCGCGAATTGCTCGAGGCGGCGCTCTTCACCCCGGCGCCGCTGCCGCCCGGCTGCTCGTTTCGGGGCACAGTGAATGCCGGCGAGCGCGACTATTCCGGCAATGTGTGGTGCAACTCCCGGCAAGGCGCCGTGCGGGCCGAAGTCGGCGACTGGATCATCGCCGAGCCGGGCGAGGCGGGCATGTCCTACCCGTGCGCGCCCGACGTGTTCGCCGCCAAGTATGAGGCGGTTGACGAATCCCCCGGCGGCTGAGATATCGACGCCATACCCTGCGATGGAAGAGTATCGGCGAGCCACCTAGGGCCTCGCCGAAGTGCGTAAACCAAGGCCCGCCCCCGATTGCAACGGGGCGGGCCTTGTGCATTGATCGGCACGTCAACGGCGCCGGCGCCGGCGCCACAACAAGAGGGAAATCAAATGGCCTATCAGTCCCGCCTTCTGCTCTTCGCCTCGAGCCTCGTTCATTTCGTCACCGATCTCGTCGTCGCCATCGCGGCGTTCGTCGGCGAGCTCTTCACCTTCCCCCGCGACGCCCTGCCCTGGCGGCCGACCGCCGACGATTCCATCGCCCTCGATACAGCCACCCGCCAGCACTTCTCGCTGGCGATGAAGCTGCCCTCCTGGTCGACGTTCCGCGCGTTCATCGAACGCGCCCGCAATCACCGCGAGCACGTCGGCGATGGCTTCTTGCCAGAAGGCATGTTTGCCAATTAGAACAGTGTTGGTTTTGCGGGGCTGACGCTCCCCGCTCTTCCGAGGCCCGCCGGGGCTCAACCCCCCGGCGGGTTTTCTTTTGCCCGGTGCTCGGCTAGGTTCGCGCCAACCGTGGGGCATCATGGCATTACCGAAACCGATCATCACTGAGGCCGACGTGCATGCCGTTCGCGCGGTGATCGCCGGCCGCGCCGATAGCGAACAGCAACGGCGCGCGATGCGCTGGATAGGCGAAGAGCTCTGCCACATATTCGACTCGCCCTATGTCGCCGACGGCAACGATCGGGACACCTTCATCATGCTCGGCCGGCACCAGGTCGGCGTGATGATCTCGGCCATGCAAACGCCGGCGACGCTCGAGGCCGCCCGCGAATTCGACCGCAAATCCAGCACTTCACCCCCAACCAAACGAGGCACCCGGAAAAATGAATAGGCACCTGACCAGCTGGCCGCTCCCGCTCCCCTGGCCGGTATTCGCGCCCGAAGGGGATGGCGCGGGCGGCGGCGGCACAACGCAACCCGCAGGCGGCGGAAGCGACACCATCGCCGCCGGCGGCGGAACGTCAACCCAATCGGCCGGCGCCGGCGCGGACACCATCCCCGCAGGCGCCGGGGGCAAGCCGGCCGACACCGCGCTCACTCGCACCGACACCGGCGACGGCAAGGCCGCTGGCGACTGGCCGGCCGACTGGCGCGAAAAGATGGCGACCGGCGCCGACGGCAAGGTCGACGCGAAGCTCGTCGACCGACTCAAGCGCTACGCCTCGCCGATCGCCTTCGGCCAAGCTGGGATCGAAGCGCAAAACCGAATCCAGTCGGGCAAGGTCGCCGACGACGTGCCCATGCCGGCCGACCCGGAAGGCGCCAAGAAGTGGCGCACCGAACGAGGCATCCCCGAAGATGCGACGGGGTACAAAATCCCCGATCCGGTCGCCACGCGCATGACGCCGGAAGATAAGCCGGTGCTCGAGTCCTTCACCGCGTTCGCTCACTCGAAAAACGCCCCGCCGGCGTTCGTCGAGATGGCGGCTGAGTGGTACGTCGGCATGCAAGAAGAGGCCGCGGCTGCGACCAATGAGGCCGACAAGAAAGCGGCCGATGCAACCGAGGACGCCCTTCGTTCCGAGTGGGGTGACGAGTTCCGCGCCAACAAGACGGTGGCGATGCGCTACGCGACCGAAGCGATCCCCGGCGTCGAATGGTTCACCGCCCGCCTGCCCGACGGCCGGGCCCTGGGCAACATTCCCGAAGTCGTCAAGGCGCTCGCCAAGTTCGGCCTCATGGAATTCGGCGACCAGGCGTTCGTCGGCGGCGCCGCGGCCAAGGCGACGGAGTCGCGCATTGCCGAGCTCAAGGGCAAGATGACGTCGAACATCGACGAGTGGAACGCACACCCCGAATGGCGGAAAGAGTATTTCGATCTGCTCGAGGCCGAACAGAAGCGCAGCGCCGCCCGCGGCGGCCCGCAAGGGTGATCTTGCGCGCAATCTCCGATTAGCGTATCGAGTCGGACCATCAAGAGCGGGCGACGATATCGCCGCCCCTTCGCCAATCGTGTAGCTCCAACGGTGAGCGGGACACCCCGGCCCAAGTCCGGCTCCGACACCCAAGGGACACCCTACAGCGTGAGGCAGGCAACCCCTGTTTTTCCACTGTAGGAGGCCACGATGGCCGTACAAGCTGCTGTCACGCAGTTCCGTCAAGAAACCGTCGCCCAATTCGAACAGAAGGGCACGCAGATCGCCATGGCGACCACGCGCGAAACCGTGCGTAACGGCCAGGTGTCGACCTTCCTCGTCTCGGGTTCGAACGGCGACACCGCCGTCACCCGCGGCGCCAATGGCGATATCCCGTTCGGCGGCCCGCAGAATTCGCAAGTCTCGCTGACCCTCAAGGAAAAGCACGCCGCCAAGGAGCTGACCGGCTTCGACGTGTTCGCCTCGCAGGGCAACCAGGCCGACGGCCTGCGCAACATGGTGATGAACATCATCCACCGCGACCAGGATTTGGTGATCCTCGCCGCGCTCGCCGCCGCCACCCAGGACTTCGGCACCGGCGTCATGGATATCACCACGATCCTCGGCTGCGGTGCCATCCTCGGCAACAACCAGGTGCCGACCGACGAAGTCGACAACATGTTCGGGATCATCAGCCCGGCGGCCAACGCCTACATGATGCAGTTCCCCGAATATTCGTCGGCGCAGTACGTCGATATCAAGCCCTACGCCTCGGGCGTCTCCAAGCGGTACAAGCGCTGGTGCGATATCAACTGGATCATCTCGCCGCTCGTGACCGGCATCGGCACCGCCTCCGAAATCCTTTACATCTTCCACCGCGGGGCGATCGGCTACTCGTCGGCGCTGGGCGAGGAAAAGGTGTTCGCCGACTATGAGCAAAAGCACGGCCGCTCCTGGGCGCGTGCCGAGCTCTTCCACGAGGCCGGCCTTCTGCAAAACTCGGGCGTGATCAAGATCACTCACGACGGCTCGGCGTTCGCCGCCACCTAATCGGGCCTGTCGGCCTGATCTCCCTGCCGGGCGGGCTCGCCTGCCCGGCTTCCCTCTAGCCAGTAAGGAACGAAAACCTTGGCTTACAATCGCGACTATCTGCAACGCATTGCGGGCTCCGGCCCGACCGGCAACGGCGTGTGGCTCTACGCCCCGAAAACCGGCTCGACGCAAACCGATGCGGTCGCCACCGTGCGCGGCGCCGGCTACATCGACGACGCCGGCCCGGGCAACACGTCGGGATATCCGTCCCGCGGCATGAAGCTCAACGATATCGTCATCGTGGTCGACACCTCGACGCCGCTCGTTTCCTTCTCCCGCGTCTCGGCGATCGGCGCGACCGGCGGCGCCACCCTCACCGCGTAGGCGGCAAGAGCTAACTTCACCCGGGCAATGCCTCTGCCATGGTGTAGTTGGGGGCGGGCATCTTCCCGATGCTCGCCCCTTCTCGTATGGTGCGCCTCGCGTTCACCCCCTGAGCCGAAAACGAGGCAACCCCGATGACAGACTCCGACGAACACAAAACGATCTCTCTCAAGCGGCCGGCGACGCTCAAGCCCAACGCGCTGCGTCGCGCCGACCTCGAGCGCGGATCGTACATTGCGATCGTGCCGAGCTCGACGACGTTCGATGAAGTGATGACGCCCGCCTTTTGGGCGAACCACGTTGCAACGCTCTCCGGCGGCCAGTTCCCGCGGCCGTTCGCCCGCGTCGAAGTCGTGCGGGAGGATGGTACGATGGACCTCGATCTGCGCGTCATCCAAACCAAGCCGGGCATGGTGCTCATGCGCTGCCTGCGGCGATACGAGGCCGGCGTCGCCGACGTCGCCAAGGGCAAGAAGGCGGCGCCCTCCGGCGAGCTCACCAAGGCCGATCTTCCGCCTGGCTACAAATGGGCGCACACACCGAACGGCGACCGCCCCGGCCATCTGATCCGCCTCGAATCCACCGGCGAAATTCTCGTCGCCGGCCTGCCGACGATGCACGAGGCGGTGCTCGCGGCGATCAACCACGCCAAAGTCGCCACGGCGCCGGCGGCCTAGCTCCCGGGGAGGGGCGGTTCTCATGGTCACGAAACTCGAGCTCTACAACATGGCGCTGGGGCACCTTGGCCCGGTGCGGCTCGCTAACCTGACGGAGAATCGCCCCGACCGGCGCGAGATCGACGCGGTCTATGACGGCGCCCTGCTCGCCATGCTCGAGGAAGGGCTATGGTACTTCGCCCTGCGGTCGATCCAACTGGACCCTGATACCGACGTCACCGCCCGGTTTGGCCTGCCCTACACGTATTCGCTGCCGGCCGACTATGTGCGGCTGCGCTCGATCTGTCTCGACGAGGCGCAATCTGTCGAGGATCGAAGCTATAAGCGGGAGGGGCAATTCATCTTCTCGGCCGCGGCCCGGCTCTACCTGACTTATGTGTCCGACGACACCGATTACGGACTCAACCTGGGCGCCTTCACTCAACTGTATGCCGACGCCGTCGGCGCCGAATTGGCCTATCGCTCGGGCCTGCCGATCACGAAAGAGCGCGGCACGAAAAACGATCTGCTGATCATCAAGAAACGGATGCTGACTGAGGCCAAGCGGAAAGAGGCGGTCGACGAACGGGTCAAGACCAAACCCGTTTCGTCGTGGGTCGCGTCGCGGCATCGCTCCGACAACTCCCAGCGCCGGGAATCCACCTAATGGCTCGCGTCGACGTCCTGTACCACGCCTTCAACGTCGGCCAGTTTGACCGCGACAAGCTGCACCGCGTCGACGTCGAACGGCTCCGGCTCGCTGCCGAGCGGCAAACCAATTTCATGTGCGACACGGTCGGCAAGGGCTTCGCCCGGCCGGGCTTCGAATATATCGCCACGCTGCCCGGCAAGACGCGCCCGATCGAATTCATCGCCGGCAACGATGACGCGGCCATGCTGCTGCTGTCGGACCTCGCCATGCGGGTTTACGACAACCAAACCGGCGGGATCGTGACGCGCGTCGCGGTGTCGACCACGATCACGAACGGCGACTTTTCGGCCGGCGCCGGATGGACCCTGGCGGCGACCGCGGGGCAAACCTCCACGATCTCGGGCGGCAAGCTCAACCTGACCGCTCGAGCTCATGGCGGCATCGCCAAGGCATCGGCCTCGGCGACCGTGGCGGGCGGCGACGTGGGTAAAGAACACGCGCTGCGGATCGTCGTCGACCGCGGCCCGGTGTCGTTCCGCTGTGGCTCGAGCGCCGGCGCCGATGACTACATCGCCGCGACCGACTTGCGGAAGGGGACGCACTCGCTGGCCTTCACCCCAACGGGCACGTTTTACTTCGAGTTCTCGTCGCAGATGCCGATCCTCAAAATCGTCGACTCGTGCACGGTCGAAGCGGCCGGCGTCATGTCGATTCCGACGAATTGGGCAGAGGCCGACCTCGGCCTGATCCGCGGCACCCAATCGCTCGACGTCATGTTCTGCGCCGCGGAAGGGTACAAAGAACAGCAGATCGAACGGCGCGGGGATACGTCCTGGTCCGTCGTCGACTATGACCGCGACGATGGCCCGTTCCAAGCCGGGCGCTCGGCGCCGGTCACGCTCACCCCGTCGGTGACGGAAGGAAACGGCACGCTCACCGCCTCGGCGCCGTTCTTCAATGCGAGCCACGTCGGCGCGCTCTTCCGCCTGTTTCACGAGGGACAGGCGATCAACACCTATCTCGCGGCCGCGAACCAATTCACCCCGCCGATCAAGGTCACGGGCATCACCGAAACCAACTTTGAAGAGCGGAAATATACCTACACGATCGCCGGGACGTGGGTTGGCACGCTGCGCAACCGCCGCTCTTTCGACGGCGAGGATGGCGACTATCACGATTTCCGCCGGGCCCAAACCGTCGCCACGGTCGATATCACCGCCAACGCCTCATTCACAAACGACGACAACGACGACAACGTCGACGAGTGGATTCGGATCGGCTTTCCGCCCGGGCTCTACACGTCCGGCGAGGCGTCCGTTGCGATCTCCTACCCCAACGGCGGCGGCGCCGGCATCTGCCGCGTGGTCGGCTACACGTCCTCGACCGTCGTCGATATCGAAGTGCTGACCCCCTTCATGGGCACGGGCGTCACCGAAGATTGGCGGCAATCGCGCTGGGACGGCGTCAACGGCTATCCGGCCGCCGTCGCGTTCGACGACGGCCGCCTGGTGTGGGCGGGCAACGATCTGATCGACGCCTCGATCTCGGATGCGTACACCAGTTTCGATGAGAACTTTGTCGGCGACGCCGGCCCGCTGTCGCGCTCGATCGCCCTGGGCGGGCGCAATGATGTGCGCTGGGCGCTGCCGCTCTCGTCGCTCATGCTCGGCTGCGACGCGCGGATCGCCAATGTCCGCGCCTCGTCGCTCGACGAAATCCTCACGCCCGACAATTTCGGCGTGAAGTCGTCGGGCAAAATCGGCGCGGCGCCGATCTCTCCGGTGGAGCTCGCCGACGATCGCGGCGTCTATGTGCAATCCTCGGGCGTGAACCTCTACGAAATCACCTGGTCGCCCGACAAGGCGCGCTACATCACCGCGCCATTCTCCAAGCTCACCGCCTCGCTCTTCTCGAGCGGGATCACCGGCATCACCGTGCAAGTGCTCCCCGATCAGCGCATGTGGGTGACAAACGTCGATGCCGACGCGGTGTGCATCGTGTTCGAGCCTTCCGAGCAAGTGCTCGCCGCGCATGTGCCGATCTCGACCTCGATCGACACCGATTTCTTTCAGGCCTTCGGCGTCCTGCCCGGCGACACCCAGGATCGGGTGTTCGCCGTGGTCGAGCGCGTGGTCGCCGGCGCGACGGTCTATTACTTCGAGCGGATGGCGCTCGATAGCGAAGTCGCGCCGGCGACCGTCTGCAAGGTCATGGATTCGCACGTCACCGGCACGGGCGCGCATTCGGCCACGATCTCGATCGCGCACCTGGAAGGCTGCGAAGTCGTCGCCTGGGTCGACGGGGCGCCGGTGCTGGACTCGAGTATCACCGATCCGGCGCTCGACAACGCAAAGGTGTTCACCGTCGCCGGCGGGCAAATCACGCTGCCGGTGGCGCCGACCGCGGGATACTGCGTCGGCCTCGCCTATGATTGGCAATATAAATCGGCGCGGCTGGCCTATGGCGTGCAAGGCTACACGCCCATGCTGCGCAACAAGTCGCTCGCGGCGATCGGCATCCTGCCGGCCGACTATGTCCGCTCGGGCATCAAGTATGGCGTGGTGACGGGCAACACCTTCGACACCCCGCACTCGCTGCCCGAAATCTCGACGGAGACAGGCACGACGGCCGATGAGATCGTCGAAGGGCCGGGCGCCGATGAAGTGCCATTCCCCGCCGGTTCCGAGCTCGGCCTTGATGTGCGCGTGTGCATCGCCGGGCGCTCGCCGAAACCCTTCTCGCTGCTGTCGCTTGTCCTCGCAATCGAAGTCTAAGCGCCGGCTCGAGGTCCGCCCGCTGTCGCGCCTCGAGCTCGCGCGGCTGCTCGAGGGGCCGGTCACGTTCCCCGTCGTGGCCTATGCCGGATATCTGCACCCCGCCGGACGCTCGAGGCGCGCGCCCAAGCTGATCGGCTATGGCGGGCTCGCCTGGCGCACGGCCGACGAGGTCACGGGCGCGCTGCGCTGTGAGTTGTGGTTTGAGGTCGCCGATCTCGCGCTGGTGCAACCGCTGGTGCTAGTCCATTGGGCGCGCCGCATGCTAAGAACCGCTCGGCAGATGGGCGATGCTTTCGTTTTCTGCGTTCGGGCCGACCGACCGCATAGCGAAAGACTGCTGACGCTGGTCGGGATGCGGCGCTCCGATCTGCGGGTTTCCGGTGACGGCGCCGAGCGACCGGGGGAAATCTGGTTATGGACTCCAAGCTCACCGCCCGACGGCTTCGGGAGCTCCTAACCTACGATCCGGCGACGGGCCTTTTTACGCGAAACGGCAGCGCCGGCGGGCGGCATGTCTCAACCATTGCGGGCACGATCAACCGCGCGGGCTACCAAAAAGCGAAACTCGAACTGCATCCGCTCCATTGGGAGGAGTCGTAATTATGGCCGCCCTTGCTGGACTCGGAACCGCCCTGACGATCGGCTCCGCCGTCATCGGTGCTGGTGCATCGGTGATCTCGGCATATTCCACGTATCAGCAGGGGCAGGCGCAACAGCAAGAGCTCGAGCGCCAAGCCCGGATCGATGAGGCGAGCGGCACCGCCGAATTCGCGGCCTCCCAGCGTGAGGCCGATCAACGCCGCCTCGAGGGGCAGTTGATCATGTCGCGCCAGCTGGCCTATGCAGCGGCGAGCGGCGCCGGCTCGGGCGTCGACGATCCGACCATCACGAAAATCCTCTCCGACACCGGCGAGATGGCCCGGCGCGGCTCCGACGCGGCGCTCTACCAGGGCATGCGCCGGCGCGACGATTACCTCTCGGAAGCGACCGCCAAGCGCGCGACCGGACAAAACAACTTCTTCGGGGCGATGCTGCGCAGCTTCGGCACGCTCGCCGGCGGCGTGGGCCGTCTCGGGGAATCGGCCGTCGACTGGATTCCCAGCCCGACGCCGGCCGCGCAACGCTGGGGATGGGGTAGCATCTGATGGCCGATAGCAGGATTCGCCGCATTCCGACGGCGATGGACGTGAGCGCCCCGCCATCGCTGCGGCCGTCGGGGGTCAACCCGGCGATCGACGTTTCCGGCCCCGGCGAGGGCGGCCAGGCGCTCGCGGCCGGCCTCTCCGATCTGGCGACCGGGATCGGCAACGCCGGCGCCAAAATCCGCGCCCGTGAGCGCGCGACCGACGTCGCGGCGGCGGATGCGCGCTGGCTCACCGGCTCCCTCGATATCGGCCAGCGTTTCCAGAATGATGGGGCATACGAGACTTTCGACAAGCGGGTGAAGTCCGACACCACGACGCTGCGCGATGAGGCGGCGAAGCTGATCCGCGACCCGGAAGCGCGGCAAGCCTGGCTGCAAGAGGTCGAGCTCAAGCGGATTTCGCTCGTCGCGGCGGTCAATGAGCGCGCCACGACGCTGAGCCATGACGCCTCCCGGGCCAAGCTCGAGACTACGGTCGACGATCTCGCCAAGGCATATTCCGACCCGACCACGCCGCAAGTGGTACGCGACCAGGCGCGCAAGAGCATCGCCGCCTCGATCGACGTCGCGCTCGGCTCCGGCCTGCTGTCGCCGTCGGAAGCGGAAAAGCTGCGCCAGAAGGGGATCGCCGGCGCCGACGAAACCCTCGCTCTCAACCGGGCCCGACTCGGCCTGCTGAACGATCCGCAAAGCGTGCTCACCGGCCTCGCCATTCCCTCGGCGGCCGACACCGCCGGCAACGGGATCGTCACGGCCGCGACCACGGTCAACGGCGGCAACCTGCCCGAGCTGGATTTCTCCCTCGCGCGCATGACGGCCGACCTTCTCGGCGACGCGAATTTCCCGACCGATCCCAAACAGGCGCGGGCCTATCTCAGCGACCCGGCGATGGCGCAGAAATACACCGCGGCCGCGGCCGCCATGCTCAACGATCGTTACAAGGGCGACCTGAGCGCGGTTGCGGTAGCGCTCGACCCCCAGGGCGGCACGGTGCTCGCCGACCGCTGGGTGAAGTCGGGGCACGATGAAAGCGCCCTGCCGCCCGCTGTCGCCAAGCGCACGCGCGCGACCATGCAAGCCTACCGCCCGGCCGTCTCCGGCGAGCGCATTCCGATCGTCGCCGGGCCGGAAGTGGACCTTGCCAACACCGATCCGAACGTCGTCGGCCGGTTCGAACAGCTGCAATCGCTCTTCGGCGAGGCGGTGCCGCTGATCTCCGGCCATCGCACCGCCGAACACAATGCGGCCGTGGGCGGCGCCGACAAGAGCCAACACCTAGACGGCCGGGCGCTCGATCTCGACGTGTCGAAGCTCTCGCCGGAACGCCGCGCCGAATTGATCAAGATGGCCTCGGCGATGGGCTTCACCGGAATCGGGGTCTATGCCAACTCGATGCACCTGGACACGGGCCCGCTGCGCGCGTGGGGGCCGGACTATCATTCGGGCTCCGTGCCGGCTTGGGCAAAGGATGCGATCGCGGCGCACCTGTCGGGCAAGGTGTCCGACGTGCCGGTGGCCTACGCCGGCGTCGCGCCCCAATATCAGGCGCTCACCTTCGACCAGCGGGTGCAGCTGGCCGGCGAGGCGCGCCAAGCGCTGAAAGAGAAAAACGTCGGCATGCAAGCCTCGATCGAAACGATCGCCGGCAACGCGCCGGCGGCGATCGCCAACACCGGCAAGTATGATGGATCGCTCCCCGACGCGACCGCCTTCGTTCAAGCCTATGGCGCCGTCGACGGGCTGCAAAAGTTTCACCAGTTCGAGGCGTCGATGGACACCGCGCGGACGGTGTTCGGGTTCCGGGCGGCCTCGGCCGATGAGATCATGGCGCAAGTCGCCGCGGCGGCGCCGACCTCGTCGGGCAACGGTGCCGAGCTCGAAACGCAGCGCTTTGACAAAATCTCGGCGGCGGCCGACCAGGTGCTCAAGGCTCGAGCCGCCGATCCGGCCGGTTATGTCATGTCGGTTTTCCCGGCGGTGGCCGACGACTTCGCCGCGGCAAAGGACGATCCGGCCAAGTTCGCGGCGGCGCTGTCGAAGATGGCGACCGCGCAAGACTTGCTCGGGATCGATGAGCCGCAACTCCTGCCGAAAAGCATGGCGACGCAGGCGGCGGCACAGTTCAACGACGCCTCGCTCCCCTCCGCCGATCGCGTGGGGTCGATCGCCTCGCTGGTGCTGCGCACGTCCGATCCGAAACAGCAGAAAGCGATCTACGATCAACTGCTCAAGGCGGGCCTGCCGGAATATACCCAGGGCGCCGTTGCGGCCATGGTGCGGGGTGACACCGCCGGCGCTCAAGCGCTCATGCGTGCGGCCCTGGTCGACCCGGAAAAGCTCGCCGGCGCGCTGCCCGTGAAGGGCGCCGATATCGATGCGGCGATTCAGGGGCGCATGTTTGGCGAGGGCGATATCGGGGATATCGTCTATGGCCTCATGGATGGATCGCCGGACTCGCTGGCGCGGCTCCGCGCGGACTCGACGCTGATCAACCGGGACGTGCGCCTGCACCTGGTCGACGGCTCGGCCGGTGGCGACGTCAACAAGGCGATCGACCTGACCATTAAGGACATGTACGGCGACGTCCAGCCCGTCACCGGCGGGGGCGTGAAAATCACCCTGCCGGCGAGCGAGGACGCGGGGCCGATCCGCGCGGGGTTCGCGGCGCTGCGCCCGCAAGTCGCCGACGCGCTCAAGGCCGACATGCGCAAGGGACTGGCCGGCGCCTTCGGGAACGGCGTCGACCCGCGCTCGGAAGGCATGTCAGAGATCATCAACATGGGCACTGAGAACGCCGTCGATCAAGTCATGCTGGAGGGTTACTTCATCAACGCCGGCGATGATCAATATCAGTTCTTCAACCCCTACACCGGCGCGGTGATTGGCAACGATCAAGGCGAGCCGCTGGTGTTCTCGAAAAGCGACGTGCTCGCCGCCGGCGCCAACTCGCCAGCTGCGGCGCCGCGCAAATTCCCGGGGATGGGCGGCCGATGAGCCTGTTTGATCCGCGCCCGTCCTACCGCGTCGCTTCCTCGAGCGAGCACGCCCGCCTCGCCTTCGACCTCCCGCTTTCGCCGTTGCGCAACTTCGGCGAGCAAGTCCAGCAAGGCGCCGTCGATAGCTTCGGCCTGGGCACGGCGATCAAGGATTTCTCGACGCCTCGAGGCGTCGACTCCTCGTCGCGGGTGGAGCAAATCTTGCGCGGCACGCCGGCCGGCGCGCTCGTCACCGGCTATGAGGCGGTCCGATCGCTCTTCGGGGCGCCGACGACGGGCAAGCCGATGACGCTCGAGGAATACAAGGGGAGCGAATTCTACCGGCAAGAAATCCCTTACGATCCGGGCATGACGACGGACCGCGCGGCGGCGCTCGCCACAAATTACGATATCCGGCGAGCTCGCGAGTATTTCGGCCAAAAGGACATGCTCACCACGCTCGCGGGCGGGTTCGTGGGCGGCGCCTTCGACCCGATCAATTACGTGCCGGTGTTCGGGCCCGGCGCCCGTGCGGCCGCGGCGCTCAAGTTCGGGACTGTCGTCGGCCATGCGCTGATCGGTGCCAGCGAGGCCGCCATCAACACCGCCGTTTTCGGCGCCATCACGACGCCGGTCCGGGCGAAGTACGGCGAGGACGTTTCCTGGCAGGCGGCAATCAACAATATCGCCTTCTCGGCGATCGCCGGCGCCGTGTTCGGCGGGATCGGCGGCGCCGTCGAACGGGCCCGCTCGCTGCGCACGATCCTCGCCGATGCGAAAATCAAGTCGGGCGCCGAAACCCTGGCGAACCTGCGCAACTCCCGCGAAGTGCTCAACGATGCCGTGGCCTCGCTGGTGCAAACCGGCGACGTGCGGCTCTCGCCCAAGGCGCAAACCGTGCTCGAGCGGATCGCCGCCGACGTGACGGACAAGCGGCAATCCGTGCGCGCGCTCGAGGCCGAAACCTCGCATGTGACGGCGACCAAGGCGGGGGAGGTTGCCATCGCGCCGTCGGGGGCGCGGGTCGAAGTCCGGCCGGAAGTCGTCGACGCCTCCACGCTGCAACGCGCGACCGGCGCGCTCCAAGTGCGCGACCGCTCGGGCAACAACGCGGCGAGCCAACAGCAGATCGAAGATATCGCCATCAACCTCGATCCGGCCCGGCTCATGCCGAACGTCGACGCCTCGCAGGGCTCGCCGATCGTCGGGCCCGACAATATCGTCGACTCGGGCAACGGGCGCGTGGCGGCGCTCGAGCGGGTCTATGAGGCATATCCCGACCAGGCGGCGGCCTATCGGAAGGCGCTCGAGGATGCGGGGTACGATCTCACCGGGATCGACCGGCCGATCCTGATTGCCCGCCGCGTGACACCGCTGAGCGACGCCGCCCGCGCGCAATTCAACGCCGACGTGAACGGCTCGACCACGGCGCGGCTCTCGGCGGTGGAGCTCGCGGCCATGGACCGCAACGCGCTCACCGACTCCGTGCTGAGCCTGCATGCGACCGATGCGCCGATTACCGCAGCGGCCAATCGGCCCTTCGTCGCCCGCTTCCTCGGCGAGCTCCCGCAAAATGAGCGCAACGCCCTGATCGATCGCAATGGCGACCTGACGGCCGACGGCGTGCGCCGGATCGAAAACGCGCTCGTTGCGGCGGCCTATGGCGACGTCGACGCGGCGGCGCTGCGCAAGTTCGCCGAAGCGACCGACGACAACACTCGCGCGGTGGTGGGCGCCCTGGCCGACGTCTCGGGCAAATGGCTCGCCATGCGCCGAGCTATCCAGCGCGGCGAGATTTCGCCGGACTATGATCAAACCCCGGAATTGACCGAGGCGCTGCGCAAGCTGAGCGGCTGGCGTGAACAGGCGGCGCGCGAAAAGCGCCCGGTGTCGATCGTCATCAAAGAGGGCATGGCTCAAGGCGACATGCTCTCGGGCTCGCTGCCGGCCGGCACGCGGCTCTTCGTGCGGACCTTCTACACGTCCGACGATTTTACGCAGGCGGCCGGGCGCGAAACGATCGGCAAGCTGGTCGGCGACCTGGTCGACGCCTCGATGGACCTCGGCCAACCGGATATGCTCGGCGATGCCTACGCCGCGACCAAGCTAGGAGTCCTGCAACGTGTCGCAAACGATCTCGAAACCGACGTTCTCAAAGCTCCAAGCGTGGCGACGCGCGTTGACGGCATCGTCCCGGCGCACGGGGGACTTGCGCCTGGCGCGGATATCCAAGGCGATCGGGGCGGAGCTCGACAAGACGGAAGTGGTGGAGCGGCCGCCGGCGGCGCCGAAAGCGTAGGCAACCGCCTGCCGAACGGCTCGCTCGATGAGATCAAGGTATCCGGCCGGGAGCTCAAGGCGGCACAGCCGGCGCGATCGTTCGATGAACTCTATGCCGTCGTCGATAAACATCAACAGTCCCTCGATTCGATCGGCTCCAAGCTGGCGGCCGACGATGGCGGGATCGCCTGGAAAAACCCCGGCATCAAAAAGCGGGCAACCGCGGAAGAGAAGATGAGCCGAAAGGGCTACGTCTCGACCTCGGAAATTACCGATATCGTGCGCGGGGGCTTCACCGTTCGCACGCCGGATCAAGGGGAGAAAATCGTCGCCGCTCTCGCGCGCCAATATCGCGTGCTCGATGAGGGCTGGAACATGACGGAAGCCGGATATTTCGACCGCAAGGTGCTGGTGCAATTCCCCGACGGCACGATCGGCGAAGTGCAAATCTGGCACCCCGACATGCTCGAGGCGAAGAGCGCGCAAGGGCATGAGCTCTACACCGCTATGCGCAACCTCGAGGCGGACGATCCGAAATACATCGAACTGGTGAAGCGCCAGCGGGCCCTATACGCCGACGCGGCGGCGAAGATCAGCGACGATTGGGTGCCGGTGCTGTCGAAACTTCACGCCGACTTTGCGGCCATGGAAGCGGGGCGGCCGGCCTCGGGGAACAGCCTGTCAAAGTCGACCTCGGAAACGCGGCGCCCGGAGTCGACAACTTCGGCGGGCTTGGCCTTGCGCCAATCCGAGCCGTCGGCCGGGCGGAACCAGGTGCCAGCCGAACCGATGATCGCCGGCCTCGATTCCCAATCGAAAAACGTCGTTTCCATGGGCGCCAATGTAGGGCGGCCGACCGTCGACATGCAAGAGCCGCGGCCCGAACCGCCGGTCGAAGGACTCGAGTCTGCCGCCGCGCGCGTGGGCAAGCCGGAAGAGATCAAGGCGCTCGCCGAGCAATTCGGCGTCGACGAAACGGGCGGGTTTGTCGAAGAGGCCGATATCGCCGCGTTGCGGGAGCAAGGCCGGCTCACCGCCGACGATGAAGCCGAACTCGCGGCGGCCGACCAAGCGTTTGCCGACGCGGAAGCCTGGGCCGAAACGCTGCGCGTGGCGGCGGCGTGCGTGATGGGTTAAAATCCATCGGATCGATCTGGAAAACGGCAAAAACACCCCAAAATCGGGGTCAACGCCTAGAGAAATAAGGTGATCCGCTCATGGCCTTCGTCGACCCGCATTGTCGCGCGATTGCGACCAAAGCCGCCAATGGCAAGCTGACTGAGGCGGAAATTCTCGACGCCTTCGATCGGATCGATGCTCGAGCTCGAGCGGCCAAGGCGCGGGGCCAAACCGGCGTTTCGTCCTACATGAAAAAGTGGGCGCTCGAGGAAGGCGAGCGGGGCAAGATTGCCGCCGCCATGCAACGCCGGCACGCGGCGCTCAACGTGCTGATCCGCGACCGCGTCGATCGCCAGATCGCGGGCATGGTCGCCGGCGGGCTCAAGCCGCACCAGGCGCTCCGTGCCGTGCTTGAGGGCATCAACTCGCCGACGCCGGGCTCGCGCGCCTCGGCCGCCGCCAACGTCCAAGCCTATGAGGCGCGCTTTCTCGGCGCCATGTTCGCCGACCTCGAGCGCGATCGCCCGCATTTGGTCTATGCGCTTGACGATGAAAAGCTCGACGCCGACGTGCTGGCTGAGATGTGGGAGCTCCGCGACGGCGGCAATCCGGGGTCGACCAAAAACGAGGATGCGAAGTACCTGGCGCGGACCTTCGCCACCTATGCCGAGCTCTCCCGCACCGATCTCAACCGGCTGGGCGCCTCGATCGGCAAGCTCGACGGCTGGGCCGGCGTCCAGTCCCATGATCCGATCAAGATGATTCAGGCGGGCAAAGATGCGTGGGTCGGCCGGATCGTGCCGCTGCTCGACCATGATCGGACCTTTCCCGACGCGCCGACCGCGACCGAAGTCACCGATATCCTGGGGGACATTTACGACACGATCATCACCGGCATTCCGGCCAAGCCGACCGGCGCCGAAAAGGGTCAGCGGGTGAACCCGGCGAACCTCGCCAAATCCCTCGGCAAGTCGCGCGTGCTGCACTTCGCCGACGCGCAAGCCGCGCTGAGCTACCGCGACCAATTCGGCTATGGCAACACGATCGCCGGCATGTTCTCGCACCTGCAACACATGGCGAAGATGGCCGGCGCCATGGAAACGCTCGGCCCCAATCCTGAGATCATGTTCAAGGCGATCGCGGCGAAGATGGCGCGCGACCTCAAGGAATCGTCGCTGCCGGACGCCGAAAAGACGCACCTGATCGGCAAGCTCAACACTGACGCCGGCGCCCTGAAACATGCGATCGACGTCACCACGGGCATGATCTCGCGGCCGGTCAACGTCACCGCGGCGAAGATTGGCACCGATATCCGCGCGCTCGAGTCGATGGCGAAGCTGGGCGCGGCCGTGATCTCATCGCTCGGCGACACCGTGACCTCGGCGACCGCCGCGCAATTCCGCGGCTCGGGGTTCCTCGCCGGGCTCGCCCGGCAGCTGGGCGGCACGCTGCGCGGGCGGCCGAAGCATATTCAGGGGGAAATCTCCTACCTGCTCGGCGAAGGGCTCGACGGCATGCTCGGTCATATCATTTCGAACGGCTACGCCGTCGACGGCCCGGTCGGCGCCATGGGCAAGTGGCAAGAGAAGTTCTTTAAGTGGTCGGGCCTAACGTGGTGGACCGACGTGCAACGCTCCGTCGCCGCCCGCACGATCGCTGCCGAGCTCGGCATGCGCGCCGGCACCGAATACGCTCGCCTGCCGGCGGCCTTCCGGCACGTCCTGGCGCAAGGCGGGATCGATGAGGCAACCTGGTCGGTGCTGGGCAAGGCGGCGCTGCGGATCGACGACAACGGCAAGCCGTACATGACGCCTGACCGCGTGCGGGAAATTCCCGACCTCGAGCTCGTGCCGCTGGTGCAAGACAGGATCGACGCGGTCAATGCCAGCAAGGCGACCGACGAGGCCAAGGCCGAACGGATCGGCCTGATCCTCACCGATGCGAAGCGGCAACTCGAGATCAAGCTCCTGAGCTACGTGGCCGACCAAACGTCCTATGCCGTCGTCGAAGCGGACGCGCGGACGCGGCGCTACACGACGCTGGGCAACCGGCCGGGCACGATGGCCGGCGAGGTCACGCGCCTGATTATGCAATTCAAGGGCTACCCGATCGCCTTCACTCATCGGGTGTTCGGCCGGGCGGTGTTCGGCCAGCGCAAAGACGTCGGCATGCTCGAGCGCGCGGGGCATATCGGCACGCTGCTCGCCGGCCTGACCATCGCCGGCTACCTGTCCATGGTCGCAAAGGACACGCTCAAGGGCTACTGGCCGCCGCGCAACCCGGCCGACCCTCGCACGATCATGGCCGCCTTCCAGCAAGGCGGCGCCTGGGGCATCTACGGCGATTTCCTATTCTCGAAAACGAACCGCTTCGGCGGCGGAATCACCGAAACGCTGGCGGGCCCCTCGATCGGCTCGATCGGCGACCTGGCGAACGTGATCCTCGATGCACGCGACACGGCGATCTCGGGCGGCGAGGACAAGTTCTCGACCGCGCAAGCGTTCTCGACCCTGCTCGCCAACACGCCCTATGCGAACCTGCACTTGCTGAAACCGGCGCTCGACTATGCGCTGATCAACTCGATCCGCGAGGCGATATCGCCCGGCTACATGAGCAAGGTCATGCGAACCCGGAAAAAGGAATACGGGCAGTCCTACGCGCCGGCGCAAATCACCGGACGGCCGGCTCTCGACCCGCTCAACATCGCCCGCGCCTTCTGATAGAACACCCCTGCGCAAGAGGCGGCGCGCTCGAGCTCGGGGGTTTTCATGGCGCGCGGCACCGCTGTCGATATTCTGGATGGCCTCTCGTCGGCGGTGGCGATCAAGGGCCCCTGCAAGGTCGCGGCGGTCGCCAATGTCACGCTCTCGGGCGAACAGACGATCGACGGGGTGCTGACCTCCGAAAGCCGCGTCCTGGTCACGGCGCAAACCGACGCCCGGGAAAACGGCGTCTATGTCACCAGCAGCGGGGATTGGCGCCGCGCGGCGGATTTCAGCCGCAACAACGACGTCAAGAAGGGCACGCAAGTCCGCGTGACCGACGGCGGCTCCTACGCTCAAACGGTGTGGGTGGTGACGGCGGCCGACCCGGTCATCGACACTGACAATATCACCATCGCGCGCGACACGGGGCTTTCGTCGGGCGCGCTGCAAATCGCCAACAATCTTTCCGATCTCGCTTCGGCGATCGGCGGCTGGGACGCGCTTTTCCGCCAAGTCGCAACGACGGTCACGCCGGCCGCCGGCACGCTCGACCTGTCGGGGCTGACCGCGCCATTCGCAAATGCGCTCGCGGGGACGTGCTCGGCCATCACCCTTGCCGCCGGCAAGTCGCGCCTCTTGCGCGTTTCGACGGCGATCACCTTCACCGCCAGCGCCACGCTCGAGGTCCAGGGCAACACCGCCGGGAGTTTCGTTTTCCAGCCGGGCGCCCTGCTGCTGGTCACGGCCGACGCCGGCGGAACGGTGAAGCGCGTTCATATCGTCGACGAAAACCGCGACACGAAAGGCACGGCGATCGCCTCGGCTGCGACCGTCACCCTTGGCCGCCAGCATTTTTACCATATCACTGGCGCGGTCACGATCACCGATATCGACTGGTCGGAAGCGATCGATGGCGCGTGGGCGTGGCTGGTGTTCGACTCGACGCCGACGATCCAGCACAACGCGACGACGCTGATCTTGCCGGGCGCCGCCAACATCACGGCGGCGGCCGGCGATCGCATGCTGGTCGTCCAGGACAATGCCGACAATGCGATCGTGCTCGTCTATCAGCGGGCCGACGAGTCGCTACTCGTCGCGGCGACGGCCGCTGAATTGCGCGCCGGCTCTGGCAGCAAGGCCGTGACGCCTGCGGTTGCGCTTTCGGCCATGGATTTCATTCCGCTGACCGATGCCGCGACGATCGCGGTCGACCATGCGGCCGGAGTGAACCGCTCCGTGACGCTCGGGGGCAATCGAGCATTCGGGGCCCCCTCGAACGGGAAAGCCGGGTGGCCGCTGAACCTCTGGATTACCCAGGATGGAACGGGGACGCGGGTGCCGACCTGGGATTCCGTCTATGATTTCGGCGATTTTGGCACGCCGGTTTTGTCGACCGGCGCGGCGCAAGGCGACCTCGTTACGTTCCTCTGCCTATCCTCGAGCAAGTTCGCTTTCCTCGGGCTTCGAAAGCGAGTCGACTAGAATGCTGCCCGGCTTGGCCCCTTCGCCCGTCGGCCGGTCAACCGTTGGCGTCGCTTACGCCGGCACGGCAATCGACCTGACGGCAAACACGACGCTGACCTTTGCCGGCGTCGCTATCGGGACGGCCGCCTCCGATCGCTTCGTCGTCGTGTGCGTCTCGGCCCGCGCGGTCGGCGTGGTGTCTGTTTCGGTTGGCGGCGTCGCGTGCACCCTGCTCGCGGATTCCGGTGGCAGCAGCACAACCAATATATGGATCACAAACCAGCCAATCCCGGCCGGCACCACGGCGACGATTTCGGTCGTGCTGAACGCGGCGAACAGTATTTCGACGCGCATTCACACGTATGCGGTTACTAACCTCACAAGTTGGTCGGCATCCGGTGGCGGCTCGACTGGCACGACAGTCGTCAACATCACCGCGCAAGGCGGCGGCAACGTGATCGCCGTGACCTCTATTTCGTCGACCAGCGTAACGCCGACGCTAAGCGCCTCGGGCGTCACCTTGACAAACGACTATGGCGCGAACGGAAACAACATAGGCGTTTCCGCCTACCATGGGGCCGTGGCGGCGGATGCTGCCGTCGCGCTCACACCATCAAGCGGCAGCAGCCGAACGGCGGCCGTCGCGCTGCACTAGGGGAGTCCACAAGGATGCTGGCGTTTCAAATGAATGGGGCATGGCAGGAGTGGGTCGGGCAAACCCGGCCGCTGCAAGGGGATGAGGATGGCGCGTATCAACTCCCGCGAAATGCCGAGGCGGTGTTTTCCAGGGATGATCTGGCGGCCTATGGCCTCGTCGCTGTGACGGCCGACCCCGTGCCGCCCGGCAAGCGAGTGGCAAGCGAGGAGCTTCGTGATCTGAACGGCGCGCCTCACCTGTCCCGCACCTTCGAAGATATCCCGCCGCCTTCGCAGGATGAAGCATTCCCGCCGCTCGAGCCGTGGCGGTTTGAGGCGATCGTCGAAATCAGCGGGATCGGTTACGACAACCTGGTCGCCACTGTTCGGGCGCACCCCGACGTCTTTTTCCGAGCGAAGGCGCTCGCGAAACTGCGCAACCCGCCGGGCGGCATGTTCTATCGATCGGACCCGCTTTTTGCGGATGCGGCGCTCATGGCGGCGCTCAAGAAAACGGCGGCTGATATCGACAACCTATGGCTCGCCGCCCTGGGCCTGACATGAGCGACGGCTGCACCGGGTTCTGGCTCTTCGAACTGTTCTTTCCGATCCGCGATTGCTGCGTTGTGCATGACGCCGGAGGATCAGACGGCACCCTGCTCGACTGCCTGCTCTCGGCGACGCCGCCCTGGGCATGGCCTGTTGTGGCGCTCTGCGTGGCGATAATGATCTTCTTCCGGCCGGTCTATCACTGGCTCAAGAAGCGGCTGGGCAAGTAGATGGCGACCCCGACAATCATCGATATCATCGAGGG